TTATTTATGAAATATACGAGCTTTATCACGTTGCCAGTCACGTTCTTTTTCAGTTGCACGTTTATCGTGGAGTTGTTTACCTTTCACGAGTGCAATTTCAAGCTTGACTAGATGACCTTTCCAGTAACACGCTAATGGAACGCACGAATAACCTTTTTGGTTCACTGCACCCATAAGCTTTTCAAGTTCACGACGAGATAATAATAATTTACGTGTACGTGTAGCTTCCGGCACGATATGTGTAGATGCAGAAAGGAGCGGTTGAATTTGTGCACCAAATAAAAATGCTTCACCGTTTTTAAAAATGACATAACTTTCTGTCAAACTCATACGACCAGCACGTAAAGACTTTACTTCCCAGCCGAGTAAAGACATGCCAGCTTCAAATTTTTCTTCGATAAAATAATCATGACGGGCACGTTTATTTTGTGCGATGGTTCCGCCATTATGTTTCTTTACAACTATCTTGTTCATCTTAACCTTTTGAAAATGATCAATTAAATTCTAAATGGCTAGAGTGTTACCCGTTTAATTACCCGTTTTTAAACACACTCGACTTAAAAGAAAGCCTGCAATTAGCAGGCTATCATATCAGAATTATCTTTGTGTTTTTCGACAACTTTCTTAACACTTGATTCGTGCCAAAATACCTCTTTGTCACTTACCTTGATAGGTTGAGGAATTTCACCATTCTTAATCATGCGATAGAATTTAGTGCGGCCAATAGACATTAGCATCATAAACTCTTTAGCACGTACACGACGATCAATTTCCATTTACCCCTCCTTACTTTCCGCTTTCATAAAAGTAATCCAATGTGTATTGCTACGTTTTCCGCTAATGTGGCCAAACAATGGTTTTTGATCTGTCAGTTCTAAAAGTTCACTAACTTTGATCTGTGTTTCATTCCATTTGAAAATTAAAACACCACCGTTGGCCAACACACGAAAGCATTCTGCAAAACCTTTGCGAATATCTTCACGCCAATCTTCTGACAACTTTCCATACTTGGCTGCTAACCAACTTTGCTTTCCTGCTTTCACAAGGTGAGGAGGGTCAAACACCACTAAAGTAAATTGGCCATCCTTAAAAGGTATGTCGCGGAAGTCCATCATCACATCCGGTTCAATCACTAAAGAACGACCATCACACAATGTATGTTCTTCTTTTCTGATATCTCCATACACTACATTTGGATTTTGACGATCAAACCACATCATACGAGAGCCGCAACATGGATCTAAAATTTGTGCATTCATCCCTCAGCTCCCGATTCAATATCCAGCTTCATTGCACCTTCCTCTGGATATTCGGTCATCCAAAAGTAATAGCCTTTGCCACTGTGCCCATCTTCAAAAAATTTAATAGTTAGTTCAGTTTCAAGTTGATCTAAATCATTTTCACCATCTGGATTTACAAATTCGAGAAGGCTTTTTAATTGGTGACCATTAAGAGTTATGCTCATTGTTCAGCTCCCGATTCGCTTGCTTCTTTTAGTGGCTTCCAATGAGTTACTTTTTCCTCAATAAAATAACTAGAATACTCATCACCAATGTAAGCCGTATTTGCATACCATCCTTCTTTGACATAACCGCAGCCGCGATCTTCGTCATAGTCATACCAATCATCATCACCATGATACTCTTCAGTGAACTTAGGAATAAAATGAGCCACCATTTGGTTTTGGTTTTTAGCTGGGTTTGCATCTATCAAAACAATCACATTTCGTAATGGCTCAGGCATGCGATCATCAACCGAAATCCATTCTGGCACCGCCTGAGCTTTGACTTTTTCTTGCTCTGCTCTAAGCCTGTCAATTTCACAAGCCGCATGGTTACAAATAACACGTAATTCATCTTCGTTATATTCATCTGCATGCATCATCATTAAATGACTTATTTCGGTGCCAAATTGACTATCACCATCGAACACCCAAACAAAACCATCATCTTGTTCAAAGCGTAAATTAACTTCTCGTTCCTTATTCAAATCTGTCATGCTGCTGTCCTCACCAAACTAAAAATGCGATTACTTCTGTTCCTTCATCTTTAGAAGCAACATGTTTATATTCCTGATAGTAGGATGATGTTGAGATCATCCCCGTATCCTCATTAATCCACTCTCGGTTTCTCTGAGCACAGTCACTATCAAGCTCAACCTCATTCAAGTTATTAATAAATTGCTCTTTTGTTTCATCTTGGCATTCTTCAGTTGAGCCATAGTTTTCGACGAAATAGTTGTAGACATCTTCTTTTGATTTGGCTGCATAAACAGCTTCATCAGGATTTGTAAAAATCTTATATCCGTTTATTTCTAAGTCGTTCATGCTGCCACCTTCAGTGTTTTAATTGCGTCATCTATAGCTTTGTTGAAGTTGCGAACATCTTGCTCTAGTGCTTCGATAGCCAAGTCTTTCGCAAACACACGAATAATGATGATCTGTAGTCCTTCTGGTAAACGTGGGTCATAGCTCACAAAGTCACACCATTCACGACGAGTACAAGCCAATTGACTAGTGATTTGCGGGATGTACTCATCTGGCACTTGCTTAGTCAGCAAGGTATTCAAATGCGTTGTAGTGTCTGGGCACTTAACTTCGATTTGACCATCTTCATTAACAAGCCCATCTGGTGAAGCTCCGAACATTTCAATGAAAGGATGGTCAATTAAACCCGTACCAACTACAAAGTTACCCGTTTCATTTTCATAAGCTGCTATTGCATGAGGCTCGTTATCGATACCCCATTGCATAGCTTGGTTAGTGAAGATTTCCTTCTGAACGCCAGTGAGGCGCTCAGCTAGAATAGTTAAACCCAATGCATTTAAAGCTTTGCCTTTATTAGGCTTTGCATTTAAATCCTTTACACGGCTTGCTGTGACTTTGCCACAGCGTTCCGAATGCCAATCTTCACTACGCTGGAGAATGTTCATACACTTGTCCTTGTGGTTGATCAGCATGTTGAGCTGCTTCTTTTAACGAAGCGCTATGCTTAGTCCAGAAGTATTTTTTGCAGTCGCCCTGAGGCAATTCAGCGTAGCCAGTTTGCAAGGCTTCTGTGCCTTCCATTGCCAAAGCACGCATGTTATCTAAATGCTGCTGCTCATAGGCTTCATAACCTTGAGGGACATCTGAACTAACAGTCTGAACGGTAGGGATATGACAATCATCAATACGACGAGCTTCGTCTTCGTCATAAATACCTGAGAAGCCGAAGGCAACACGGGCACATTGAATTAAAGCCTTATGACGTAGCATCCGTTTTGGGTATTTTTTCCAAGGTTCTGAATTACCCTGACACTCGGATAAATACTCAGTCACAACAGTAGGGTGGTTGCGGTCTTTACGGAAAATCTTGCATGTGCATGACTCATCATCTTGTTCAAACTGGATACCATCACATACAGGATTGTCATTAATAATGCGTGCCCATCCATCAATACCAACAACTGGTGTGATGCCGCCACCTTTGGCAGGGAATGCATAAATTTCTTTTGTAAAAGGATTTAGCTTGTACTGGTTTGCAACAATTAATAGAGAAAGAAATTCATCATTTGTTGCTTTCTTAAATACTGTATTAACAAGAGTATTTGCTAACTCAGCAGGATCAACATCTTGCATATTAAAAGCTGATGCAATCTTGCTAACTTGCGACAAAACAATATTACTCATCTTTTAATCCTCAAAACTTAATAGATACATGTGGAACTAAGCCTTTATTGATGGCTTGCAAAATCTCTTTTCCTTTTGCTTCATCAATACCCAAAGCCAATAAGCCTTTAAGTGCTTCATTACAGATTTTTTTACGATGTGCTTGGTTTGCTTGGCGAGCTTCTTCTGCTTTGCGTTCAGCCTCTAGCTTTGCTGCTTGCTCAGCTTCAATACGTTTGCGTTCTGCCTCTGCTGCATGTTGTGCGCGTAATTCAGCAGCTTCTTTTTCAGCCTTTAATCGAGCTTCGCGTTGTTCTGCCTCAGCCTTTTCACGTTGTACACGTTCAGCTTCAAAACGTGCTTTTTCTTCCGCCTCACGGGCCGCTTTTTCAGCAGCTTCATGTGCAATGCGTTCTTCATGTTCTCGCTGTAAACGCTCTTGTTCAGCTTTGCGTAGGCGTTCAAGTTCAGCCTGCTCGGCTTCATATTTTTCACGAGCAACAAGAGCTGTACGAAGTGCTTCAATAGTTTCAAATTTTGCAAGTTTTGCTTCCTGCTCATATTCATCAAGAGATGAGTCAACAACTAAACTCTCCAGGGAGTCGATAGCTTTTTTGATTTCCAGTGATGGAAGATCAAAACAAAGACCATACATAACTTTGATATTTGAAATAAACTGGCTATGCTTCGCTACACGGTCTTTCTCTGCCTGCTCCCAAGCATCACGAGGCGCTAAAACCTCATTACGCAATAAATCAAGCTTCTTAACAATTGAGATTCGATCATCATCAATCACTTTGATTTGAGCTTTTTGTTCAGCTACTATTTCTTTGCCACATTTCTCAATAAGTGTTTTTGACTTACTGATTTTTAAAGCAAGTGAACCAATCGCATCACGGCCTTTTTTAGTACTTACATCTGGTACATGAGAGTAAACTTCTTGAGCAATGCGTTCATACAATTCATCAGTACCACCACGTTTAGCGAAAGCCGCTACAATTACGTTTTGTTCTAATACTTGTAATTCATTAACTTGTGCGTTCATTAAGCTGCATCCTTCTTTAATTCAGTAATTTTTTCTTCTCTTGCCAGTTCTTCTAAATACTCATTCAGTTTTTGAATTTGAGTAGAAGTAAGAGCAAAGGGCATACCTTCGATTGCATCAACATAATCAAAGTTATCGACATGTGGTCGGCTAGATGAATCGACAGTCATTCTGGTGTAATCCACATCTTTCCAGTCTTGACAATCCAAGCCTTCGCCATATTCAAAAGTGTCGTTTTTCTCAATTCCTTTGACACTTGCTACGATGTAGATGTGCTCAGCGTTTTGGATAGATAAAGAGAACTGAACCACGCCATCCTCAACACCTACATTCATCACTTCAAGGCTTGTGAATACAGCAGCATCAAACGAGATATTGGCTAACATATTCATTAGATAATCCTCCAGTGAACCGCCAAGATGAGGTTAAACAGCACGATATCTAAAAGGGCTAAGATCATGAGTTAGTACCTCGTATCTTTCTGAGTTGCTCTACTGCCTTTTTAACGTCGTCTTCTGTTTTGTAGGCACCAAACTGAATAAGGTTTTGGTGGAAGCCTGAATTTTCGCTATATGTAAAACGATAGAACCCATCTTCTTGTTCACTATCAACAATAAAGCAATCATCACCGTCTCTAGGCTCAAAAGGCTTCGGCAGCTCAAGTTCAAGCTTGATGGTTTGGGGTTTGAATCTAAACTTGAACTTTGTGTCTGGATCTAAGAACATGCCCAAGTGGTATTGTGACCAAAGGTGGTCAGTAATTGTTGTCCAGCGACCGTATGGCTCATCATCATGTAAGTACTGAACAATGCACTTGTGAACATTTGCTAAAGCAACGTCACCGCTAATCAAGGCTGGGTCTTTAGCAATAGGTTCCAGCCCTTCATCGGTATTAGTTGTTGATCTCACCCACTTACCATCAAGCATAAAGTAAAAAACCCCATCACTGCTTTTAAAGTAGAATCCATCTAGGACGCTTTTACTTCTGTAATTCGCATCCTTCACATCATTCCGCTTCAACACAACAAGGTCTCGAAGCTGAGGGAGGGTGAGTTCTTTGTGCCCAGCTTCTGCAAAGTTATGATCATTAAATCCAGCTGTTAAGACTCCATCTTTTGCATAAATGAAAACAACATCCAGATTTGTGATATCTCTTTTAGAATCTCTCCACTCATACCCAAGCTCAAAAAACAACTCCTGAGCCTCTTTGCTCTCAGCTTCGTCTGTAACTTTGATTTTGTAGTTATCCATGAGATAGGCCCTCGACTTCACAATCTTCAATATGCAATTCACGTCTATTAAAAAAGGTGCTGTCATCAGAGATTCCAGCCATGCCCTTTTTCCACCAAGGAACTACAAGACCAAAAACATCCCAAGTGCCATCCTGTCCCCCATTTAAGACAAGTTCGGCTGCATATTTATACAGATCATCAGATTTGGTAATGTCGTAACCGCAAGCATTGATTCCTTCAATGTCTTCAGCAGACAATTCTTGAAATTCATCTGGAAGTTCAATTTCAATTTGAGCTTCAACAGTGATCGTTACTAATTTTTTAATACCCATCACTTCACTCCCTCAACCTGAACACGCACATACATGTTCTGTTTTGCTTTGAGTTCGTTGGCGTATTGCTCGTCGGCACAGCCTTTTAGGAATGCAAATACAATGAAGGTGATAACCCAGAAAGCTAGGAATGCTTTCGAGCCATCCCTAAAGGCTTGGCTAAACTTGTACTTTTCAATTCTTTGATTCATACTTATCTCCGCATTTGATGCAAACCGCCTAGTCTTCGAACCCTATGGCGGTTTTTGTTTGTCGATGAGATAATATTAACTATGGTTAATTTTTTAGTCAAGAGAAAAGTTAACATTGGTTAATCTTTTTATTAACTATAATTCATGTTTTAATAGACAAAAGAAAACCCACACAGGGTGGGCTGAATGTTAATAAACGTTAATACTTCTTGATGTACATGATAGCTTTATCTATAATGCATTCATGGATTGGGCATTCCCGGTCGGCAAAGAGCTTTGGTGCATACATCAAGGCTCTTTGTTTTTTTAAGGGTATATTTTTAAGCCGTATCCATTATAGTTGCTTCCAACTGCACCTCTACCACCTTTGCAATAAAACTTAGCTTTTAATATGTCAAATGCTCTATTTGATTGAGAAGGGTTAATAACATGTCTTCCGATTGGTCTAGCTACTAAATCAGCAAATTGCAAGCCCGATGAATTGGTTTTTTTTGAAGCAAAAATTATTTCAAAAGGAAGAATTTTGTTGTGATAGTTTCCAAAGGGATCACATATTCTTCTAAAGCCAAGCTCAAGTTGTGAATCTTCGTTTTTTCCTCTTGATTCAACAACAATATGTGTTAAACGATTGTTTTGATTCTTCTCTCTAAGAAAAAAATAAAGTCGCTCAAGACAAAACTTCATTGCTACTTCATATGGGTTTGCATCGCGTTTAATTAATTTATCTTTGCGTATAACAGAGCTAATTAAGATAAAATTATTATCATTCATTAATCCATTTAGGTCACCCATTAAAGACTCCATCCGAGCTTTATCGAACCCAGCAAAATGTGATGTTCTTTTTCTAATGTCTCGCTCATGCAGAATTATTATATCGTGACCGAAATGCTTAAACTTTAATTGTTCCACTGCTTTAACTACCGTTTCTGTGTAATACCTTTTATGGAACACACAAAAAGACAAGACAAAAACAGGGAAGTCTGGATCGTTGTTAAGCATGTCAATGCTGCCACTCTCATCCACATAAACTATGAAGTCGCTATACTCCATAAAAACATCCTATTATTCCAATACTTGAGTCAGATTCGTAGTTTACTTCTCATTTTTCTCTGGGAACATTGGTTTACCTAGCTTTCCTTCTTTTACCAACTGCACGACCTGCTCATTAGTAAGCACAGGAATAAAGACTTTGTCGCCAATATCTTTAGAAAGAATCTTTACTTCTTCAGCGGTTAGCACCAAAGCTTCACCATGTTTAGCAGCATCATTGATGCGAGCAATAATCTGATTGATTGGTAGTTTTGAATTGTCCATAAGTCTTCCTGTGATTAATGCGAATAAGGATGTTCTTGTCTGTGCTGACTTGGCGGCACGATATCTGTAATAGCGGTAATACTTTCAACTTCATCCATGTCAAAAGATAGGCGTTCGCCACCATTAACAGCCAACAAACTCAAAACCCCACCATTTATTCCAACAAATTCCTTAATTGTGCAGCGTCCATCCTTTAAGCACACTTGTACAAATTCAGTTGGAACCGGTTCAGCATCTGGATCGCAAACTACATACCAGCCATTACGAATTGCTGGAAACATTGAGTCGCCAGTGCCTTTAATACCATAGGCTCTTGGACCCGCTGTATGAGTTGGAACATAACCATCACCACCGTTACCTTCGTAACCCATATCTGTGAAATACCCATCCATACCCATCTTTGAATAGGCTTTAACAGGAACGTATCTTTTTTGAATAGGGAACGGCTTAGTTGGTGTTTGGACAAATTTAACAGCTTCTTCACTATCTGGAATATTGTACTTCTGCTTAAAGGCTTCAATATCAAGAACATTTAATTGAGGTAAATTGTTCGATTCCTGTTCAACCGGTCCACCATAAAGCAACCAATCGTCACTCACACCTAAAAATTTCGCAATGACTTTCAAGTTTCCCGCTGTAGGAACGCTAGTGCCATCTAGCCATTTCTTTACAGCAACAGGAGATTTTTTTGTTGCTCTTGCTAAATCAGCGGCTCTTAATTTTTTTTCTTCAAGTTTTTGCCTAATTCGAGAGTGTAAAGACATAACAAATATTCCAAAAACATTAACTAATGTTAATACGATCTATTGAAACTATGGTTAACAAGTGGTAAATTTGGTTTATTAACTATAGTTAACTTGGTGTAACCATGAAAATTAGTGATCTCATGACATACCACGACTGCAAAAACCGGAAAGAGTTGTCTGAAAAAACTGGATATTCAACTGTGACCCTCTGGAAGTGGGAAAACAACGGTATACCAGCCAGAACTCAAGCAGTCCTGCAAGTCAAAACCAAAGGCAAACTTAAAGCTGACTTAGAAGCATTAACCGCTTAGGAACTAAACCATGAGCAAATTATCTAACGACTTATCTGCAAGAGCCAGAAACACAAGAGCTTTAGTAATGCAGGCTCTTGCATCAAAAAATAATGGCGAAATTGCGGACAGACTCGGAGTAGATGCGAGCACCTTATCAAGAATGAAAAATGATAAGAAATCCAATGGCTTGAGTGAGATTGAGAACGCTTGTGCATTATTGGATGCGCTTGGATTAAAAGTTATTCCAGAAAATTACGAATGCTATGACCGTCAATTTGTTGAGTCTATTTTCTTTTTAGCTCGTCTTTCTATGGCTAGAGCTTCTGACATCAACGATTACCAACATACAGATTTATCTAAGCGTTTATCAGAACTTGGATATTAAAAAACCGCTTCCTGCGCGAACAGGTTAGCGGTCCAGTTATTCATTACAGGAGCAATGAATGAAAACAAATTTAGCACATAAGCATGAGCCACCTCAAGCAGAGGTGCTCAAGTTTCCTAAAAAAGAGCGACCAGCCATGTCTGAGAAATTCGACAAAGGCTACGTTATGTCTAGTCGGCTTTATCGAAATGAAGTTAAGCCATTTCTTGGTGATGCTGCTCGTAACGTTTATGCCGAGCTAGAGGAATATATTAGCGGGTTTAACAAGGAATCTGACTTTGTTAGCTACTCACAGTTGCAAGGTAGAAAAATTGAAGGCCTCGAGGAGCATGTTCGTAAATTAAGCACAGCTACTGTACGTGCTGGATTAAAACAATTGATTGAGTATGGTGTTATTTCAATTATCGCTACTAATCCAAAGCTTGGAAACAAGTACAAATTAAATGAGATTTCACTTGTTGAGCACTTTAGTAATAAAAGCACTTCAGAAAATAAAGCACTTCAGAAACTAAATAGCACCACTTCAGAAACTAAAGCGCAAGGTACTTTAGAAACTAAAGACACAATAGATATTATTTATAGATATTTAATTATAGATAATTTATTTAACTCGCTTCGCTCAAACAAACCACTTGAAGCTAGTTTTTATGTTTATCAAGAAACTCAAAAACAGATCATTCTTGAACAACAAAGACTAGAAGCTGAAGAGAAAGCAAAAGCTGAAAAAGAACGCAAAGACAAAGTTCGCAAACTTAGTTTTGATGAAGTTATCAAACTCACTAAAAACACTTTTGCAAATCTATGTGATCTAGAGCTATGGGAACAATACGTAGCTAACCGTTCTCAACAAGCTAAATCTAAATTAACTAAGAACGCTTTAAACACAATCTACAAAGATTTTCTTCAGTGGGGTTATGAAGGTTCAAATCAATCCTTGAAAACCTCAATCACTGGTAACTATCAAGGTTTATTCGCACCTAAACAACTGAATCAGGTTTTTGGTAATCAAAGCCAAGCTTCAACTCGTATGTCTGAAATTCAGGAGCTAATCGCAAAAGAGGAGGCAGGCTATGAACAGTATGGTTTCTAGCAATCAAAACGCTGTAGAACATATCAACTCTGCAAAAGTTGTCGGTATCTTCAAAGCAATTGCCCCACGTTCATTTGAGAAAACCTTTGAAGGAATCAAAACAGAACAAATCAATCATGCAATGAAGATTTGTATTGATGGACTTACTCGTGAACAAATAGATAAAGGCCTTTGCATGGTCCGTGACAGTGGCTACTGTCCTGATCCTGCAATGTTCCGCAAGTGGTGTTTAGGTATTCAAGGTTTCGGTACTGAGCAGCAGCGTGCAGTTGATTCATTCAAAAAGAAGAATGCAGCTTTAGCTAACATAATCAAATGGCTTTCTGACCGTGATGTTGAAATTACAAATGCAGAAAAAGAAGCTTACAACCGTTGTTATGAGATGTTTTCAAATCTCAACTACTCGAATAACTATGAGCGTTCTTCGTATTACGCATATGAAGCATTCAAAGATAACTATGTTGATGTGGTGAATGAGTTTGTAGAAAAAGGGATTACGCAGACGAAATGGTCTAAGCCACCTCAAATAGATCTCAGTGTTCTGTATGCCAAAACTGGCAGCGAGGAAAAAGCAGAAGCAACTCCAATGACAAAAGAGGATTTTGAAAAGCGTACAGCATATGTTGAATCACGTATTCCACAAATCATGTCTGATCGGAACTGTGACAAATCAATGGCAAAGCTTTATGCCATGGCTGAGTACCACAGTTCAAGAGTGGAAGAGGGAGGTGCAGCGTGAGCGTACAAGTGCAAGTAACTTCGATCGATCGCCAGAAGATGCAATTCAACGTAGAGGCGATAGATGGGTCAAGGGTGATTCTTAAGCGTGCATTTAACTTCAAGACGGAAACGAAAAAGCACATTGAGTCAGTGATCAATAAAGAACTTAAGACTTTCAACAAGCCTTCATATGGCGGTATCGAAATTGTCTTTATGTGTCCAGTAGGAGCGTTCTCATGAGATTAGCAGATGATAAGCAAACCCTAGATTGGATTGAGGAAATTGGCGGTGAACAGTACGAGGCTAAATTCACTCATGGGACAGTCTACGGATATAACAAGTTCAAATGTCGTTGTGAGTTTTGTAAGGAAGCTAAAGCATTAAGCAACCAACGTGCAGCTTTGAAGCGAGCAGTTAAAGCAAACCTGCCTGAATCAGCTTTGATTGTTGGAGGCGCTGTATGAAATCAATAAGTAAAACCAAGAAACTTAACTTTGATGACCAGCTTAGCTTACTCGTGTTTGGCTGTCATGCATCAGCGCCTTTCAGTGTCAAAGACGTGAAGGAATCAGTGTTTGATTTCAATCGAGGAACCATCTACAGCAATCTTCAAAAATTTGTTGAATGGAAATATTTCGAACGTGTTGGGAAAAATCATTACAAGGCAACTCAATACGCAAAAGACATCCTGAATGTTAAAGGGGAGCTGAAAGCATGATCGAATTTGTAGATTACAACGCAATGATGAAGCTCCGCAGAGATTACAACCTCGGTACTCGTAATGAAGAAACAAGAGCAGCAGCGAACCTATACGAGAAATTAAGAAAGCTGAAAATGCTAGACCAGCTCAAGCAGGAAGCCATTACTAAACGTTACAAGGAGGCGGTATGAGCATGATCGTATTTCCATTAAAGAAGGCTGAAAAGTTAGATCGACTTTGCTTATGTATTAATTGCAACAAACTCTTTGTTGATGCTGTTGATAGTCGCGACCATGGCATTTGTTCACTTTCTTGTGGCTATGCATTCCGCGGAATTGGTTGGAGTGACTTCCTATGAAGCCAGAACAGTTTATTCGTGAGTGGGGGTTGCCAGAGGCTAAACGGATTTTAAAAGAAGCACCTAAGCATTCTCAATTCGTTATTCCTTGCTTAGATGGCGAGATGTACTTTTCAAAACGTGAAGATGATGGCAAGTGGTTTAAATGGAGTAATGGCTATAACAAATGGCTTGAGTATTTCGGGAAATGTAATCCGCTTGATTTAGCTTATAACCTTTCCGACCTCAAGCGTCTGGTGGATTCAGTTGATTTAGTAATTAGCTTAGGCGGATTAAAAGCAGCACGTTCAGAAGCTCATAAAGATTGTTTTGTATATAACCAGCCATTGCTAGCCGCTATTGCGGCATACGAATCAATATACGGAGGCGGGGATGAGTAAATATCAACAGGAAGTTGCAGTACTTCTTATCGCCAGTGCAATTCTTTATGCGGGATTTAAGACAACGCTTATCGGTGTTGCTTGTTTGATTGGGTATCTAGCGTTTGTGTGGTCGATGTTTAAAGGAGCCAGCCATGAGTGAGTTTAAAGTCGGGGATTGGGTCAAGATAAAGGATGATTCTTCTGCATGGATGGGTAAGGTAGCAGCTATAGAGTACAAGCCGTGTTTCGACTCAAAGTGGAACAGATGCGAGATTGAGATTCTTGTTTTTGAAGATGGTACGAAGTTGGGTTCTGGATGGGCAATTCATGTTGTTAAAGCAGCAGGCCACCGCATTGATAATGATATGGGCGAAGACTTCCCCATAGAAAACCACATTTCGCCGAATTGCAAAGTAGAGGATGTTTGAGATGGATAAGTGTAGAGAAGAGTTTGAGAAGCAAAAGTACTGGATTGGGCTATTTAGAGACGCGGTTGATTTTGATGAGGAGCTTGGTCGATATGTTTTAAACGGTCAAAGAAAGCTTTACGCATTTCACCTCGATTCATTTAACGAGAAATGGGCAATTTGGCAGGAAGCATGGCAGCACCAGCAAGCGAAAGTGGAGGAGCTGCAAAAGCGGGTGGATCAACAGGGACTAATCATTGCAAAGGCTATGTCTATTGCATCAGACCTTCAAAAGAGCTGGTCAATGTTTGAGATTGGCAAGAAGTTAGAGCAAGCGATCAAGGGGGAAGGATGAAAGACTTTGCGATAGCAATTATCTACGGTGCAGCGCTATTCGTATCAATTAAGTATGCATGGCGTTGGTACAACGGTGAGCTTTCAACACCTGCAATTATGGAGTGGTTTGGCAGAGGATTCTTTTTTGCTTGGGGAGTAATAGCAGCGACTTTAACTATGGTTTTGGTTATCCGCTTAATTACGGAGTATGTCAAATGACCACATTCAAAGAGGCTCAAAACCACGCGAAGCAGATTAAGAATGCTAAGCGTGGAGGTTATACACCAACAATTGCAAAGGATGTGAATAAGCACATCAAGCAGAAGTTAATCAAATTAGATAACCATTTCGATGAGTTGTTTAACGAAAAATGGGCAGAGTGGAAGAATACTGCTGACATGCATTCTCAAGGATTTGCTGATGGAATTGAATATGCACAGCGTCAAATTCAGGAGCTTCTTAAATAATGCGTAGAGCAGCAAGAATTGATGCAAATCAAAACGAGATTGTCAAAGCTCTACGCCAAGTTGGGGCAAGTGTTCAGTCGCTTGCTTCAACTGGAAAAGGATGTCCGGATCTGCTTGTAGGGTTTAGAGGCACAAACTACTTAATGGAAATTAAAGACGGTCAGAAGTTCAAGTCAGATAGGAAGCTTACTCTTGATCAAATCGAATGGCATGAATCATGGCGCGGCAAAGTCTTTGTAATTGAGAGCACTGACGAAGCGCTACAAGTGATTAGTAAGGTTGAGGTGGCGTGATGGATCTTGAGTGGATTGAGAAACAACGACGAGAGTTAGAGAAGCGCTTTAATCCAGAGCTTTATAGGTTGAATGAGCTTAAGCGACAGAAAGAACTAGATGAACTGTATGGGCAACTCTTAACCCCTCGATTCAACACAGTAGATATCAACGCAATTCGTAAGAGAGCAATACCTCAAGAGCTTTGGAAAGATCAGAAGATCAAAGAGCTTGAGGATAAAAACAAAGAGCTTAAGCGCCAATTGGCTTTGAAAACTTTGACATATAAATAATTAGGGTGACGGTATGAATGCGGCAGTAAATCACATTATGCAAACAACGGACTGGACTAAATACAGTCTAGAAGAATGGCTTTATCAATTTGGGGCTTGGATGTACTCAAATTCTGGAACTTGTGGAAAGAGCATAAACCCGATTGCTGTCGCTATGGATCAGGCTGCTAAGAAGCGTAAGCAAGAAGTGAAAGGCAAAGAGCAGATCATGGCAGATTGGCTTTGTTCTGATGATCCAGTTATCCCTAAAGGTCGTGGGCGTATAACATGTGAAATCACAGACAATGAAGCGCGTGCAGTTCAACGCCTTATCCTAGATATGCAAGGGCAATCAGAAGTGTTAGATGGTTGGCTTGAAATGGTGATATTTCGCTACTGCTATTCAATGCCCTTATCTAGACTTGTCACGCCATATGCAACGCTAATGGATGTTAAGTTTGACATTAAGTGTGGATTAGCAGCTATGCATGCTAGATACCCATTTATTGCTTACAAATCAAAAATAGCTTCATGATTATTGACGTGACGTCACTAATGTTATATATTCATGGTACAGTGGTGCGAAGTGTAAGTAAGTGTCACTGATCTTAAAGAAGCTCGCCAAACGGTGGGCTTTTTTGTTGTCTATAAAAAGACAATTACCCTGCTGGAGTGCTGACCAGTGGAACATGCCTTCGAGTAAACCTCCTTCGGGAATTCAGACTAGGGAGTAGCGCCCCGACCTAAAGAGGATTGAAAGCAAGTAAAGCAGACCGTGCATGTTAGGTGTGTGTGATTGTGAGTAGCGGTAGATCAGTTGCCGAGCTGGTCAATATCGTAATCTAAGGCAAGGGTGTGGCAATTCGCCATGCCCTTTTTTAATGCGTCATTAGCTCAACTGGTAGAGCATCGGTCTCCAAAATCGGTGGTGTGGGTTCGAGTCCTACATGGCGTGCCAATGGGTCTTAAGCTTAAGTGGTATAAGCGTCCCGCTCATAACGGGGAGATAATCAGTTCGAATCTGATCGGGCCCACCAAAATTCAGGAGATCCGCATGCTCCAGTTCCTAAAGCGCCTATTCTGCTTTCATCACTACGATTATGAGTCTGATATTTTCGTTCAGGTTGAGTGTCGTAAGTGTGGAAAGCGTCGAGACAATTACGCGAATTAGCCGAACGTATTACGGCAAACAAAGCCCCTCGCATTCTGGATGTTGAGGGGCTTTCTTTTTTGGGGTGAACATGGACACAATCGAAGCGAAGAAGAATTTAGATTTACTCTACAAAGATCGGTTTAATTTAGAAAATTTGAATCATCTCAATGCTAGAGAGCAGTTTAAACAAGACTGCAAACGCCGAATCAGAGACATTGACACTCAGATTGCCAACATCAAACAGAATTTAAAAGGCCAATAGAGAAAGCATCATGTATAGCGATCAAGTAATCAATGAACGTTTACAGCAAGAATTAATTAATGCAGTTAAGACAGTGCAAGATGAAATGAAGATCAATTTCACCCATGTAAATGTTCAGTTTGATATTTACGGTGATCAATCAAAATTGTCTTTTGAACTTTTACCAGAAGAATATTCGAGACCAAATGCGTGATGCAAAGCGACTTGCTGCAATAAGAAGGTTGCCATGCGTTATGTGTGGTAGAACGCCAGTAGACGCAGCTCATAGCAATCAAGGAATTCATAACAAGGGCATGGGGTTGAAGGCTTGTGACTCTAAAACAATTCCACTTTGTAGGAATCATCATCAAGAGTTCGACCAGTTTCAAAAGATGAATAGATCAGAGTCGGTTGAATGGTTTGGCAAGATGCTAGAAAAGACCGAATTAATGTTAAAAATAGATACAAATTCCGACAGTGTTTTTTAATTAAATCATGTGGTTATGATATAATTGTGCTTTATGATCGAGGTGTAAAATGATACTAATAAACTTTGGTTGGTGTGGCATAAAATTCAAAAGATCACATGAGTTTGGTAGATTAACAGAAGCCCCATTTTGGCAACTTAAATTCATTTTCTTTGAGTTACTGAAATTTCAAAAAGGTGCTAGTTCGCGCTTCATTAATTATGCATGGAATATGTATAACGACACTGAGCAGACAAAAGAATGGGTTGCTGAAGTCAAAGAGGCTAAAGACAAAGCCTACAATGAAGTGGAAAAGTACTATGAAGAAAAGTATGGGCGAAAGATCGAAGAATTAGAGAAGCGTAATGAATCACTACAGCGCCAATATTCACAGGTCTATTATGAGAAGCATGCACTACAGCAGACAATAAAAATAATCAATGGTGAAGAAGTTCGCCCCGATTTCCTTATGGGCGCGGATCCAAATTAGAACACGCCACCCTCGGGTGGTTTTTTATTGCGAGGTCAAAATGGAACCACGATTCGTCATCAAAAACCATTCTGACATCAACTATGTAATTGGCTATCTCAATAATAATCATGCAAAGGCAGCGAGTGAAGGGAAGCCGTTAGTAGTTCTAATTGCACCGCAAGAGAGAGACCGGACAAAGGCTCAAAATCGATTGTACTGGATGTGGCTTAATCAATGGGCTAAGCGTCAAGGAACAGATAAAGACTACGAACATCTGTTCTTTAAGAAGAACTTCTTAGCAAAAATCTATGATCGTGATGACGTTGGTCAATACAAGAAAACGTTCAAGGCTGTTAGAGAATTAAAGGATTCTAAGCATCCTCTTTACCAAGATGTGGCAAACGGACTATGTGAGTTAATGAGCACTACAGATGCAAATACAGCTCAATTCACCGAATACCTAAACGACATTCACGCATTCTGCAATAAAAACGGGTGTTATTTGGAAACGCCTGATGATCTTAAATTCGCATTAGAAAAATAGAGGTACAAATGGAAGAACAAATCAAAGGCGCAGAACCTTTAAAAAATCTACGTCACGAAGAGTTCTGCCATGAATTTTTAAAGACACTAAGTGCTCAGGAAGCTGGAAAAGCTACTGGTTATAAAAATCGTCAGAATGCTTGGGATGTACTCCAGCGTGATGATGTGCAAGAGCGCATAGCTTACTTAAATGGGCAGCGTTTAAAGCGTGTTGATGTAAATGCAGACTATGTGCTCAAACGCCTTGTAGAAATCGACCAGATGGATGTTTTAGACATTATGGACGATAACTACGCATTTAAGCCTATTGGCGAATGGCCTCCTATCTGGCGCCAATACGTATCTAATATCGAAAACATTGAAGAATTTGACGGTCGTGGCGACGATAAAACACAAGTCGGCTGGCTTAAGAAAATCAAATGGCCTGATAAAGTGAAGAACCTAGAGTTATTGGGCAAACATATTGCAGTTGGGGCATTTAAAGATAAAGTGGAGCATTCAGGAACAATTGAGATTCAGTCTGTATCTGAATTGATGGATGAATTAAGCGAGGGTGATTAAATTTAAGGAGTAGCCATGCTGAAACCTGAGCATAAAGCGAAACTTAAAGACCAGTTATGGCGCTTAAATAATCTTTACTACATTACAAATAAGGAAGGCAAACAAGTTAAGTTCAAGATGACACTTGAACAGCTTGAATACTTTGAAAATGAGTGGACACGTAACATCATCTTAAAGGCACGTCAGTTAGGTTTTACCACTGAGATGTGCATGATTCAGTTAGATGCTGCATTGTTCATGTCTGATAAGTGTGCTTTGATTGCCCATACATTACATGATGCTAAGCGTCTGTTCCGTGAAAAGGTTAAGTACGCTTACGATCGCTTGCCACACCTTATCAAAGCAGCCAATCCTTTAGAGATTCAAACTAAGGATGAGCTTGTATTTGTTAAAGGGGGTTCGATCACAGTATCAACCTCTTTCCGTGGTGGAACATTAGACCGATTACATGTGTCTGAGTTCGGTAAGATTTGTGCGAAGTTCCCAGATAAAGCCCGTGAGATTGTTACTGGTGCATTTGAAGCGGTCAGTCTTAAAGGACGAATCACACTTGAGAGTACTGCTGAAGGGAAAAGTGGATACTTCTACGAATTCTGCCAATTAGCAGAAAAGTTATTACTACTCAGCAAAAAACTAAGCCCACTTGATTGGAAATTCTTTTTCTTCTCCTGGTGGAAGAATGCTGATTATGAAATTGAACCAACTGAAGAACTCCCACAGCGACTAGTTCAATACTTTGAAGAACTGGAAGTTAAGCACAAGATTAAAACAACGCCAAAGCAAAGGGCTTGGTATCACTCAAAAGAGAAAACTCTTGGCGAGGATATGAAGCGGGAATATCCAAGTATTCCTAGTGAAGCTTTTGCTCAGTCTGTTGAAGGTGCTTACTACAAGAACCAATTTAAATTCTTGTATGCCAATAAACGCATTGGTGTATTGCCTTCTAATGATCATTTACCTGTTATGACCTTCTGGGACTTAGGTGTCTCAGACTCTATGGTGATCTGGTTTATCCGGAAGTTATCAGATACTTGCTACCAAGTTATCGATTACTACGAAAACTCAGGCGAAGGTATGCGGCACTATTTCAAAGTGCTTAAAGAAAAAGGCTACAAGTACAGCAAGCATTATGCTCCGCACGACATTAAAAACCGCTCTCTTATGAATGATGGAAAGTCTCGTTTAGACATTGCCAAAGAGGGTTATGTGCTTGATGACGGGGAGAAGTACTCAGTCAATTTCGAGGTGGTGCCAAATATAACAATGATGGATGGTATTGAGCAGGTTCGTGAGATTTTGCCTCTATGTGAATTTGATGAGTACAAATGTGCAGAAGGCATCACTCATCTTGAGAACTACCGAAAAGAGTGGAATGACAAGCTTGGATGTTGGAAAGACAACCCACTTCATGACATTCACTCACACGGTGCTGATGGCTTCCGTATGTTTGCTGTGGCTATGGGTAAAAAGGTTGTTGCAAAAACACTAGATATAGGAATGGTTTACTAATGCCAGTTAATACTGAACATCAAGCTTATGCAGACATGAAAAAGCGTTGGGAAACTATCGACGATGTCTGTGATGGTTCTGCCAAAGTGAAAAAACGTGGCGAACTTTATTTACCAAAACCCAATGTATCGTCTGACTTAACGCAGAATGATCAATATTATTTGGCGTACTTAACCCGTGCTGTGTTCTACGAGATTGCTAAAGACACATTAAACAAGATGGTGGGCGTGGTATTTGCAGAGGATCCAACATTCGAACCAGATGGAATGGATTTTCTTAAATACGATGCAGATGGTACAGGTAAGTCAATTTACCAAGTTGCACAATCTTCCTTGCAAGGTCAGCTTAAACATGCACGTGGTGGTTTATTTGTTGATTATCCAACTACTAATGGAAATGTGTCTGTACAGCAGGCAGAGAGCTTAGGTATTCGACCAACAATCGTATTTTATGAGTCGTTGAGCATTATCAATTGGAGCCTAAAGCGAGTCGGATCAGTCTATAAGCCTGAACTTATTGTCTTGCATGAGAAGTCCACAGAAAAAGATCCAGAAGACGAATTCTCTAAGAAAGAAATCAATATTTACCGCGTACTTCGACTTGATGAAAACAATGAATATAACGTTCAAGTTTATACAGATAAGTCAGGAGAACTACAGGGCGGGGATGCCTTCTATCCAACGAATTCATTAGGCCAAAGATGGAATGAAATTCCTTTTATTCCTTTGGGGTCTTTGGCTAATGATTGGAATATTGACCCGATCCCATTAGAACCAATTGTCACTATGAACTTGGCCCATTATCAAAACAGCGCAAGCTATGAAGAAATGGTATTTATCTGTGGTCAAGCCCAACCAGTTATTAATGAACTTGATGAAGGTTGGCGCGACTGGTTGCAGAAAAATGGTGTTCGCTTAGGTTCTAAGAATCCTTTAATGCTTCCGAAAGGCTCATCATTTGACTACAAGCAAGTCACTGAAAGCACCTTAGCAAAACAGGCTATGGATGCTAAAGAAAAGTACATGCAGGCGATGGGGGCGAAGATCCTTGAGACTGAACAAGTCAATAAGACTGCTACCCAATCAAATAATGAAAAGCTTGCCCAGTACAGTGTCCTTTCTTTGTGTGTAGCAAATACCAATGAGGCGATGGAATATGCGCTTAAATGGTGTGCGGCATACTACGGAAGTGGATCTAAGGCGAAACTCACCATTAAGCAAGACTTCGCCAAAGGCAAGATTGACCTTGATACGCTTAAATTCTGTTGGGAAATGGTACTTGCTAATCGAATGAGTATGGAAACATTCCATGAGTTGCTTACAACTGGGAAAGTGCCAGAAATTAGCTTTGAAGATGAGCAAACACGTATCGAAAGCGAGTCAATTAATAGACCTATGGTGGTTTAAATCGCAGGAGTGACAAATGAACGTCCAGTTGTCACAACAAGCTCTACTTGATGCCCTGGTATCACATCAGGCCTATCTGTATCGGCTCTCTTCAACTGAAATCAATAATCTCCTAACACAATTTGATTCGCTCTCTAGTGAGATGCTTTCAAAGTTAAGAGATTTGTTAGATGACTTGAGTGACGCTGAAAAGACTGCATTGATGGCAGGACAATACACAACACCAGCATTAAAAGAAGTAAGGACATTAGTTCAGACTTGGCAGGCAAGTGTAGCGTCAGGATTGCTTGAGAGCTTCACTGTAAGCGCTACTGCATTAGCGGTGTATGAAGCTACATATCAGGCTAAAACCCTCGCTAATCGCAAAATAGAACCAAATGGAAAGACGCTATTCAACAAGGCAAAGAAAACGCCTTTAAGCGGTGGTGTGCTGCTTGATTACCTATTCGAGAAGATTGCAGACGATACAAAAGTACGAGTAGAGCAAACAATTCGAGATGGTCTATCTCGGGGTCAGACAAACCAGCAGATTGTTCAGCGAATTAAAGGCAAGAAGGCTCTTAATTACCAAGACGGTTTGCTTGATCAGAGTAGAAACCAGATTTCTACAATGGTACGAACTGCTCGAAGTCATGTGTCCAATGTTGCTCTGAATGAAACATATCAGATCATTGGTGTTGAATATGTAAAGTTCATCGCAACACTAGATAGCCGCACTTCTAAAATCTGCATGGGTTATTCAGACAAGGTTTATAAGAAAGATGAACCTCATCCTGTGCCACCACTTCACCCAAACTGTCGATCGATTCTAATTCCTGTATCGGATGATTCAGGAAAAACAATTGGGATGCGTCCATTTAACAATAAAGTGAATGGTGAAGGTGAGATAGGCGTGGTTGATTCAAATACAACTTTCAAAGGTTGGTTTGATAAACAAGATGCAGCTTTTCAAAAGTCTTGGCTTGGGCCGACAAGATACAAACTATTCAAAGAGGGCAAGTATTCTCTGGATAAGTTTATTGATCCGCTTACAGGTCAACCATTCACGCTTGCTGAACTCAAAAAGCTTGATGAAGAAATGTTTAAGAGGTTGGGATTATGAAAGTAATTAGTCGAGGTGTGCCGCCCGAGTTGCAGACCCATAGAGACTCATGTGGCAAGTGTTATTCAGTTATCGAATTTCAAAAGAATGAGTTGCGAGTCATGAGCGATAGAAACGAAACTATCTATGTGTTGAATTGCCCTGTATGTCGTAACGATATTTGGATTGCATCTCAAGCATTAAAGCCAGTTATTTATAGAAATATGTAAAACAACTTAATTCAAACCTTAGCACCTTCGGGTGCTTTTCTTATTGTGAGAAAAGAAATGTTCGGAATAATTGAAAGTCTTACAAAAGCTACAGTATCAGCGGCTTCCACTGTTGTAACAGCAACTGTAGATACAGTGATGATTCCTGTTGATTCAGCAAATGGCAAGGATGTGTATGGACGAACTGCTAAAGCAGTGAACAACACATTGAAGAGCCTTGAAGATGCTAGCAAGCCAGTTTCTGAAAAGTAAAACCTAATTCTATTTAGAGCACTCGAAAGGGTGCTTTTTTATTGCCCGCAGTTTGTGACTGCAAAACCGCTCAGGGAGCAAAACATGAAATACAAACTCGATAGCCTAGAGGGCTTATCTGATGAAATGAAAGCACTTTACGAAGAAAAAGACGGTGCATTTTATTTAAAAGTTGAAGGTCTGCCGCAGCAAAACAATGGTGAGCTTGAAGGCCTTAAAAACAAGGTGGAACAACTCCTTGGAGAAAAGAAAAAAGAGCAAGAAAAACGCCAAGAAGCTGAAGAGAAGGCCCAAAAAGAAGCTGAAGAAGCAGCCCGTAAAAAAGGTGACGTTGCTGCAATTGAAGCATCTTGGAAAGCCAAGCTTGAGCAAGCAGAAGCAAAACATGCAGAAGCTACCAAAGCATTGCAAGACCAAGTCTACAAATTAACTGTCGGGCAAACAGCACAATCATTAGCAAGTGAGCTTTCTATCAAAGGCTCGGAGGCAGTACTGCTTCCACATATTACAAACCGTCTTCAAGTTGAAACTGATGAAAACGGTGAGGTCAAAGTACGCGTACTAGATTCGCAGGGCAAACCTAGTGCTTTAAGTATTGATGACCTCAAAAAAGAGTTCCGCGGCAATGTGGCATTCAAGCCATTAATTGTTGCTTCAAATGCGTCAGGAAGTGGGGCTTCTGGCGGTGGTTCAGGTGGTGGAGCTGCCAAGAAACCAAGTGAAATGACCACGCAAGAGCGCTTGGAATTCCAAAAGAATGACCCTCAAGGGTTCCAAGCAGCAGTAGCGAATGGTGACTTTAATAATTAATTATTGGGAGTAACTCCATGCCTTCTTTAGTAGAAGTATTTAACCGTGACGTAGTTTTATCTTACCTGCGTCCAAATCCTGTGGCAGTTTCGCCACTTGTGCAATCAGGTGCATTTGTATCTGATGAATCTTTACGTCCTTTGCTTACAAGTGGTTCATCAACATTCGTCGTTCCATACATTAACGGTGTGGATGGTAATGTTGAACAGAACTATGGCAACACCATTTTGACTGATATCGCAATGCCTCGCACGATTGATGCAGGTGAAATGCAAGGCCGCGTTGCTTATATGAACGAAGGCTTTCTTGAGTCTGTTCTTGGGCAGTATTTATCGAAGGTCAATTCACTTGAGCTTATTGGTGGAATGCTGAATAAGTATTGGCAACAAGCTGCCGAAAACCGTGCTCTAGCAACAGTAATTGGCTTGCGTAATTATGACCAGGCGAACGGCAAGCGATTCACTACTGACATCTCTGCTTCAACAGCAACAGATGCTTCACGTTGGTCAGTAGATGCCTACATTGATGCGGAAAGCACAATGAATGCTTCATTACGTGGACGTGGTGTGATGTTCGTGCATTCACGTATTGCTGCGAAGATGCGTAAACAGCAATTACTTGAACAAGTGACCACAAGTGATAACTTGCCACCAATCACCGTTTACAACGGGCGCGCAGTCATTGAAACAGATACCAATACGCAAATTGGCACAGGCGCAAACGCTAAGTTCATCACGATTCTTGCAGGTCCACGCGCATTTGCATATGACTCTGTTCCTGGTCCAAAAGATTTGAAGGTTGAAGAAACACAATCAACTGGTAATGGTGCTGGTCATGAAATCCTTTGGACGCGTCGCAACATGTTGATCCATCCGCAAGGTTTTAGCTTCATTGCACCTAAAGACACTTTAACTGGTGGTACAGAGCGTGAGTCTTTAAGCGCTTCTTGGGCTGATTTGCAGAAGGCAGCTAACTGGGAACTTGTAACCAAACCAGAAGACACCTCAATCCGCTTCCTAATTACTAACCTTTAAGGAGAGCAGTCATGGCTGAGAAGCAACCAGACTACAAATACCAATACCCAACTGACCGCCGATATGCTGATGATGCGACTGACACATTAGCAGCAGGCACTATGTTTGACCCTGCCAAAACAGCGGGTGACTATGGCATTACAGATCCCCAAGTGGCTGTTCCAGTGCCAGAAGCACCGCTGAATGGTGGTGCATAACTAAAGCAGGGCGGCTTTCGGGCCGTTCTTCTTAATTAGATTTTTAGGATTAAGCTATGAACTATGTAACAGTCGAAAGTGTGACTCAAAAGCTAGGGCCTGACTGGTGGGGAACTGGTGATCCGGTTATTGCTGTGATGCAGGCTAATGCGTGGCTTAATGCTAGAAATTTACCAGACTATCCAGAAGGTGAAATGCCAGATGCGATTCTTACGGCTGGCGCTTACTTAGCAAAACTGGCAGCAGCAGGGCAACTCTACACAACTAAAGAAGGTGTAGTAGCATCCAAAACAGTCTCTGCACAGTCTGGCACGTCTGTAAGCAAGACGTATGTTGCAGGCAAGGAAGAATCAGTCAGTGGTGATATGCAATTCATTCTTGATCTGCTTGAGCCATTCTTTAGTGAGAAGTATCACATCAACACATATGTCATTACGGAGTAAGTCATGGGAATGCGTGATGAGATTCAAAAAGAACTTGGCGCTGCCTTTGATGCTGAAGATGAACTGGCAGACGCGGTTGATTCCTTTACCTGTACGCGCAAGAAATTAACTGAATCTAATCCCGCTACTGGTGAAGATACTTACACCGAATACGTCTATGGTGGCAGAGGCGTCCTATTTGGGAGTTGGGCTAAAGATTTGGTGAAGCCTATAGATTACCGCGCAACAGACTCCAAAGGCGTGCTCCTGCAAAATGAAGTGAAAGATACAGCAGGAACTTTAGTTGAACCAGATGTTAATGACATTTGGGTGATTGAAGGTAGTAATTATCGGGTTGTGAGTTACGGAAAAGATCCAGCGGACGCAACATGGATTGCTCAATTGAGGAAAGTCTAATGATTAACTTAGATGATGGGAACTTAATAAGTCAGGCTGTAAACCAAGAGGGCGTTTATCACGCTGAGGTTCGCAAATCCACTAATGGCCCAAAGAAGGTGCTGTTAGATGGCGAAGAATGTAAGTATGTACTCTTTGCAGATACTAACAAAGGCTATCTTATTCGACATAAAACCACCATTGACGGTCGAGTGTTTACAGTAGGGAATGAACCAGTATTTGAGATACTGTTTGGTAAAGTTGAGGTGACTTTTAATGGGCTGGACAAGCAAACCGAGTGCCTTCACTAAAACGATTGAAGCCGACCTTACCAAAAAACAGAAAGATATTGTCATTGATGCCTTGCAGGGTGTTGTTCTCCAAAGTCCAGTTGATACAGGGGCATTTAGGGCATCACACAGAGTAAGTATTAACCAAACTGACCAATCATTTAATGAAGCCGAGAAAGACAAAGGTGGTGGCTCAACCATTAGCAAAGGCACAAGTGCTTTATCTCGTCTAGTTCCTTACTCTACTGTATACATCCAAACGAATGCGCCTTATGCAACCAAAATCGAATATGGCGACTTCACTGACAAACCAGAGACACCAAAAACTACAGGTGGCTATTCAAGACAAGCCCCTCAAGGCGTTTATTCCACAACCTTTAACTATATTGCTCAGAAATACGGTGGTTAAAATGGCAATGACTTTAGATCAAGCACGACAAGCCATTATCACTAGAGCAATGGCCTTTACTGGAATTGAGCAAAGCCGGATTAAATATCCTAATAAAGACTTTACTGTGCCGGTTGATGGACTATGGTGTGACATTAATGTGTTATGGGGTGGTTCGATCATTGCTGCAATTGGTGATACCCCATGCACAAGAAGAACAGGGATTATCTCAATCAACTGCATGGCCCGTCTGAACACACATGAAGTCGCAATAACAAAACTTGCAGATGCTTGGTTAGCTCATTTCGAATATTACACAACTGGCCAACTAGAGATACTCCGAGGTCAAGTACAAAACCTCGGCAATAACGGGGACTTCATTCAGTACAACATTTCAATAAATTATCGCGTCAATTAACGAATTTAACTTTTAAACGAACCTGTCCTTAGCGGCAGGTTTTTTTATGCCTGAAATTCAGGCAACCACTGGCTAGGCTGATCCCCGAAAAGCACGCTTTTCATGTTCAGTGTGCCTGCCAGTTCTTTTCTTTGAACATGAGTAAGTAAGAGGAAATCTTATGAACATGATGACAACACTGAATTTACGAGCTTTGGTTACCAATGATAATGGCGAGCCAAAAACAACAAGTTATGCAGTAGCAGAGGCCTTTAATAAGAGCCACAGCCATGTAATGCGAGATATTAAGAAAATCATTAAGCAATGTGGTGAAGAATTTGCTAAATCCAATTTTGGATTAACCTTTGAAAACAAGAAGATAGGAAACACAGAACGCAAAACTCCTTTCTTTAGAATTTCAAAAGACGGGTTCATGTTGCTTGTTATGGGTTTTACTGGCGAAAAGGCCATGAAAACTAAAATCGAATTTATTAATGCCTTTAACTGGATGGCTAATCAACTTAGCCAAGTCTTTCAATCTAAATGGGCTAGATACAACTCTGTAAGTCATGAATATCAATCCAAAAAAGACCACATTAGTTGCTCAGCACGTGATATGCGAGCTTGGCGTGATGAAAAGCCAGTTTTAGAAAAAGAGTTATCTCAACTTGAGATGGAACTCCAACCATCACTTCTTCAATCAATGGGTAGCATTTGAAATGTGACCCCCTAATCAAAACTACGCCCTCAATTCGAGGGCTTTTTAATGTTAAAGAAAAAGGAAATCCAATGATCACAAGAATATTTGAAACTACTGAAGGTCATAGTGTTTCTATTGATGTTATGGAAGATGGCAAATGTAGTCATGATGAAGTTGAGTACTTAAAGATTGAAAGTTTGGGTGGGCCGCCTGTTTGGTTGTGTTCGAAATGTGGAAAGAAACTTAATGAAAAAGAGTTCTTAGAATTGCAACAAAAACTCCCGAATTAACGGAAACCAACCATATAAATCCACACCGCCGAAAGGCGGTTTTTTATTGCCTAAATATTTTATGTACCACCTTTCGAGGTGGTTTTTTTATGCCTATAAGGAGTAAAAGCCATGTCGAGTGGTGCAAAGATCCGTCTTTACTATGCTGAAGAGCAAACCCCCGAAGTATTGCCAACTACACCAGTTTGGAAAACTGTTCGTCGTGTGACTGATGGCTTAACTGAAAACGTCACCACTGAATCATCAAACAGTGTGGTCGATTCGCGATTCCGTCAAGGTGGCATGGCTACTGAAGCCGAAATCACGGGATCATTGGAAGTTGAGCTATCAATTGGCTTATTTGATGACTTCTGGTCAGCAGTAGCAATGAACAATTGGGCCAGTGATGTCCTAAATTTTGGTGGCAATGTTCGCAAAACTTTCACTTTCGTTAAGGTTTATGAAGATGTAAACCAAGTCTTTATTTATCGTGGTGTGCGAGTTAATGAAGCAAAAATGACGATTGCCACTACAGGTAAAATCACAGCTACATTTGGTTTGATGGGCACTCTGTTTGAGCGTACAACTACAAACCCTGTGACTTCGCCTTTACCAGTCCCTGAATTAGTCCTTGTTTCAGCGCTTAACGTCGGTGATCTTAAAGTTAATGGTGAAACAGTTGTCGGAACTGCTTGCATGCAGTCGCTTGAACTGACTATCAACAACAATATGGAAGCAATCCGTTGTATTGGCTCTAAAAAGCTCACAGCGACGACTTATCTTGAGAAGATTGTAGATGTAACTGTGAACACTCAATACATGTTCTCGGCGCAATCAGCAGGGTATATCGACTTCATTAAAACCCGTGACACCATGCCTTTAGAGTTCTCAATTGAAGATAGCAAGGGTAATGGTTATGCCTTTGAGTTCCCTAAACTTGAAGTTGCTGAAGCTAATCACCCAGATGGCGGTGGTGAAGATACGATTACTATCGACATCAATTACAACCATATTCGCGTATCGCCAGTTATTACTCGTGTGATTGCACCTGTAACACCTTAATACTGATTTGGCAGCTTAATTGCTGCCTTCTTTTTTGGAGAAATAACATGGCTCTTGAAGTCAATATTCAAAGAAATAAAGACGTCAGTTTGTGGCGCGAATATAAAGATGAAGAAGGTAATGTACTTGCTGAGTTCAAAATCCGAGGCATTGGATATAAGCCTTATCAAGTAGCTTTAGAGCGTGCGAATAACCAAATCACAGCTAAAGGATTTGATGTTGCTAAAGCTTCACCCGATGACAAACTCTTTCATGAATTACTATTGGAAGCAGTTGCATGCCATTTAATTGAAGACTGGAAGGGTGTTGTATTTGTCGAAGAAGGTCCTAATGGCGAACAGTTAAAGTCCGAACCTGCATACAATGCAGAGAACGCTACGAAATTGCTTAACATGGGCGATTTAGGGGTTTCTCTCTGGTCCTTTATTCGAACTGAATCAGAAAAGATTCAATCAGATGCGAACCAATATCGAGATGATGTTGTGGGAAAGTCACAACCCTCTACACCTACGCCAACAAATACGCGGGTCTCACGGACCACGAAAAAAAGCAAAGAGAAGCCCTCGGTGTAAAGCTTCCTGATGCGCCTGACTATTCTTATGTAGCTAATGCAATTCTGTCTGCATATAACACCATTGCACGATCTAGACGCTATGAACAAGGTGTTCCTCTGGCGTTAGATATCTCAGCAATTAATGCTTATGTTGAGCAATATGATTTACCAGTTGAGCGTTACATCTTTAATGACTGTATCTTTACGCTTGACGATATGTTCTTGGACGAGGCGCATAAGAAGTCGACGCAACGAGCGACGAAGACTTAAGTGCTGACGTACGGTACATAACTTAGACTTTGCGACGTGATATAGCGCACTTGATGTTACATAATACGCCTATTCCCTTGACATTCCCGTAAAGATTCCTTATTGACATAAATGTCATTAGTGCGTACCCTTGTTCCTATAGAGACCCTGTTATCGAATGATAAGAGGGTTTTTCTGTCATAAAAATTGTATGTTTTATGACACCCATTAAATATAAGGGCGATAAAAAATGAACAAAGGTATGAAGTACTTTACAGAAGGTCTGCTAGCAGCTTTTGTATTAGCACCTCGTGTCCCAGTACATGCTGTTGAGCCTGCAAAAATGGAAGATCCGCGACCAATTGGTAATGCAGCAAAACATTGGGAAGCAGTCGGTAAAAACATGACAAAAGCTACCAACAGAATCGCATGTGACTTGCGCAGTAAACAACCTGAACTTAACTCATTATAAATACCTAATTAATGTCTCAACATCGTCGAACTAAACGTGGCATCGCAACAAAAAATGGCAATGATGTATCAGTTGCTGTGGAAGAGGCGGAAAGCTACTCACCATACCCGCCTCCTGATTTGGTTAAGGCATTTGAAGAAATCCAACCTGGTCTAGCTAGTCGTTTAATGCAGATTGTTGAGAATGAACAGACTATGAGTCATGAAGTGGCTCGCCATCAAATGGCAGAAAATAAGCGCATCAACACTGCAAACATTGAGAATCAAAAACATAACTCTCAATTATTCCTTCTTGGTTTAATATTTGGAGTGTTGATAGGAATAGGGATTCTATGTGTAGCAGTATATGCGCTATATGCTGGTTATCCTTGGGTTGCAACGGCTGCTTTCTCAACCTTAGCAGCTATTTTAGTAATCCTAGTGCTTCGCAAAGTGCCTGCTTCTAATGGTGAGCAGACATCTAAGCCGTCTACTCAAAAATAGTAAGCAACACCCAAACAACCGCTAGAGATAGCGGTTTTTTATTGCGCCTTTATTAACCAGTTTGTTAAAGTTAGTACACTTTATAACAAACGGTGAAATTCATGAAAAAATTATTGGCTACTGGATTATTGAGTTTGGGATTAGTTGGGTGTGCTACTACCCCTCAGCAACCATCAGAACCTGTAAAGTTTGAAAAGGTTTATCAAATAGATGGATTAAAGCAAGGCCAAATTTATGATGGCGCACGTCAATGGTTTGCAACAGCTTTTCGCTCAGCAAATGCAGTAATTCAGTACGAAGATAAGACTACGGGTTCAATTATTGGCAAAGGTAATATGCCATACCGTTGTTCTGGGTTTGCTGATTGTATGACAGTTACTGCCGGTGATCGAGTAGATTTCACTGTTCGTGTAGACACAAAAGATGGAAAAATGCGAGTTAGCTACGACAATCTTAGTCACTACAAACCTGCACAGGTGATTAGTGGAGTTCGCTACAATGAAACTAATAGACCTATTACTGAAAACTATCCATCAGCAAAATTAATTGTAGATGAATTAAATAAATCATCTGATGAAATGGCTGAAAAAATCAAAACACAGCAAAAAGCTAACGCGGATTGGTAATTAACATGAGCACAGAAAGTCAAGGCATGACCGAGAGTGAAGTTTGCAATGCTCTTGGATGGGGAATAATTGTTCTAGGTATTATTTCTGGATTTATTTTTATACTTGTATTTGGGCGAGTTGAGGTGCCAAGAACTTATTATGGTACCGAGACCGTATGGTCAGGAATCATGGTGATTACAGGTATTGGGATAATCTTTAATGGATTTTTAGTAGGCTATCTGTTCCAAAAGATTGCCAGTATATTGAGATATCACGAGAACAAGCTCTCATCTTAAAAACTATCCCTACATAAATCAAACCTACCAACCCACTCAGTAAGTGGGTTTTTTATTGCCTAGAGGAAAGTAAAAATGGCACAAGAATCACGTCTCGTCATTGTAATTGATGCTAAAAATGCAGAGCGTAATGCGCGTAATCTAGGCAATGAATTGGATAGCATTGAACGCAAAGGCGACTTTGCCACTAAATCAATGGATGGCCTATCTGTAGCAACACGTCAACTTGCAGGATACATGGCTGGGTTAGTTACTATTAGTACTGCTATCTCTAAAATGGATGCTTATACAGGTTTACAGAACCGCCTCAAGTTAGTAACCAATAACCAAACAGAACTTAATAAAGCAACTGAAGACACCTTTCGAATTGCACAAAAAACTTATTCTGCTTGGGATTCTGTTTTACAGGTCTATCAGCGTTTTAGCGATAATGCCAAAACCCTAAACCTTACAATGGATGATACTGCTCGCTTAACTGAGACGGTTTCTAAAGCTGTAGCAATTAGTGGTGCAAGTGCTCAAGCCGCGGATGCAGCATTAGTCCAATTTGGTCAGGCATTAGCAAGTGGAACATTGCGCGGTGAAGAGCTTAACTCTGTAATGGAGCAAACCCCAGCATTAGCAAAAGCAATTGCTCAAGGTATGGGTATAACTGTTGGAGAGTTACGCACAGTAGCAGCGGAAGGGAAAATTACTTCCCAAGAAATCGTTAAGGCCTTAAAGAATGTTCAAGCAGATGTAGATGCCTTATTTGCTAAAACAGACATCACTATTAGCCAATCGCTAACGCTGCTTAACAATGAAATTACTAAGTTTGTTGGCGAGTCTGGAAAGGGATCTGGCGCAGCAGAAGTATTGTCAGGTTCTATTAAAACGCTTGCTGGTAACTTAGATGTTTTAACATCTGCAATGATGGTTGGTGGCGCATACTGGCTTGGAACATATATTCCTGCTATTTATGCATCAGGTGTAGCCGTAGCAGCGAAAACTAAAGAATTAGCTGCTCAAACCTTTGCACAATATACGGCAATACAAGCAGATAGAGCAGCAGCAGCTCAACAAGTACTTTCTACTCAAGCAGTTGTAGCAAATACCCAAGCAACTTTAGCGGCTATTGCGGCTGAGAAGGCTCTAGAAGTACAGCGACTAAAATCCCAAATCACTGAAAAAGGGCGAACAGCCACAATTACCAGAATGGCTGAGCTTAAGAAGATTGAGGCTCAAGTCACAAGAGAATTGGCTGTAGCTGAGGAGGCTCTGGCAGTAGCTCAATCGAGATCAGCTGCTGCGGGCGCTGCTACTGTAGGAATTGGTTCACGCCTTTTAGGTTTACTTGGTGGTCCAGTTGGTATTGGTATTACAGTTGCAAGTCTGGCTGCTGGATATCTTTTGATGCGTGACAACACAGCTGAAGCTAATAAAAAGCTTGAAGAACAGGCTCGAGTTGCAGAAAAGACAGACGAAGCATTAAAGAAATTAGCTGGCAATGATAAAACAAAGGCAGTTGATGATTTAACGGCAGCATTCAATGCCCAAAATGAAGCTTTGAGTAAGTCATCTCTTGCTGTAGGAGCTGCATTAATTGATATAGAAAACTATGCTCGTGGCAACAGGGAAGTAGAAAATATTTCCCAAGAAGCACGCAAAGGAACTATTAGTTATGCAGAAGCTATCGAGCGTTTAAATAAAATTAAGTTGCCTACAGAACTATATGAAAATCTTAAAAAGCAAGCTGCCCAATATGATCAAAATTCAGTTAAAGCAGCTCAATCTGCTGACAAGTTAAAAATCTTCGGTGTTGAAGTAACTTTAACCGGTAATAAAGCTCAGAATGCAGCAGCTCAGCATCAACAGCAAGCGGATGCTTTGGGGAATACTGCTAGTGAGGCTGAAAAGGCAACAAAGGCTTTACAAGATTATCAAGCGAAGCAAAAAGATAGTGTTATTGATTCAATCTATAAATCAGGATGGCTTGATAAAGGTTACACCGTTGCTCAAGCTAATGCCATTTTAGAATTGCAAAAAGCAAAAGGAATGAGCGCAATTTTGTCTAAAGATGAAATTGATAGCGCACTTAGAAATCTCAAGATCATTGAAGAACAACAGGAGCGAGAAGATAAATTAACTGAAGCTAAAAGAAAGCAAACCAAAGAGGCTGCCAAACAAGCTGTTCTACTTGCAGGGAATAATGAGCGAGTGAGAAATATGCTTCGTGTATATCAGGCTTTCCGTAATGCTGGATTGGGAGATAAGCAAGCACGAGTAATGACAGCTCAAGTTGGGCGCGAGAATGATTTTAGAAATGAGGCAATGTTTGGTAGCCATAAGGATGAAAATAATGGTTATACAAATACTGGATTTATTTCTTGGCAAAAGACTCGCTCAACTAAACTCATGCAGTCCTTACAGGGACAAGGTGTTTTAGATAAAAATGGAAAAATCCAGCAAACCCAAGATGCTTTAGATGCGCAAGCTAAGTTTTTATTGCAAGAGGTTATGACTAATAAAAGTTATAGCAAATCTAAAGCCGCTCTTCTTAATGATGATTTAGACTATCGAAGTTTAGAAAAAATCGTGGGGAAAAATTTTATCGGGTGGGATTATGAAGGGAAAAAGCTTGGCAAAGATAAAGCTTCACAGCATTTAGCCAAACAAGACTCTTACTATAATCAGCTTAGTAAAATTTTAGGAGATAACCCCGAAGCAGCCTCAAAAGCAATCGGCGATCTTTCGAAGTTCGAAGATGAAGCATATAAGGCACGCGCTAAAACTCTTGAGGAAGTTAAACAGCTACAGGCAACATATGACTCAGAAACAGTTGCTAGAAGCAAAAGACGAGAGGAGGAAATCAACAAAGCAACCATTTTAGGTCAATCAAATTTAATCCCAAAAATTAATGAGCGTTTTGATGCTGAAGATAAATTAGCTCAAAAACAATTTGATTTTGAAGTAAATGGTTATAAGTGGACTGAAGAACAAAAGCTTGATTACACATATGAAACCAATTCATTACGTCTGGTTGCTGAGGGGAAATTAACAGAAGAACAGCGCAAAATTGCGATTGATTCGTTTAAGTTACAGCAGCAACAAGAATTAGGTTTACTAAAACTTGCTCAAGAGCAACGTTTATTTCAGGCCAGACAGTTCTTGTATTCAGAAGTTGATGCCATTAAGGAAAGGTATCGTATTGAACGGGAACAGATTGAATTAACTACTAAGGATGAAGAAGAACGACGGGAACGCCTATCTTTATCTAAGGCGCAAGAACGTCTAGAGATTCTAGATAAGGCTTTTCAATCTAGTAAAAATTGGGATCAGACTAAAGCCGATATGACTGGTAATAGTCAGCAATACCAACTAAACCAAACGCGCACTGATCGGAGGGCTCAATCTCTAAATTTAGCAAATACTCAAGTAGCTGCACTTGATATTCAAGCTAAAGATCCAAATGCAAATATGGTGGCTCTGAATGCACAACGTGAACAAATCATGAAAGAACACTTTGAGCGTTTGAAATTGATTGAATCTACTTATCAAAATGATTCAATGAATCTCCAGTTGGGTTATGGAGCTAGTGTCACAGGGGCATTGGCTGGCATGTTTAAAAATATGCTTGGTGAGTCATCAAGTGCATACCGCATTCTTTATGAAAGTCAGCGGGCATTCGCATTGGCGCAGGCTGGAATGAACATGTGGAAAGCTGCTTCAGATGCTTACGCAAATGAGCCAGGTACTTGGTACCAAAAAGCGGCAGCAGCAGCGATCGCGACAATTAAATCAGGTACATTTGTATCTCTCATCCAAGCTGCAACCCCGCAAGGATTTGCGGATGGCGGTTATACCGGTAATGGTCTTAAACACACTCCAGCAGGGATTGTGCATAAAGGCGAAGTCGTATGGTCGCAAGAAGATATCAAACGCTGGGGTGGTGTTAGCGTTGTTGAAAGCATGCGTCAAAGTAAACCAAGTGGTTATGCAAATGGAGGTTATGTTTCTAATAATACTAGTGAAGCTATAGCAGCCCGACGGGAGGCACGACAATTTGATGCGATTAATTCAAATCAAACACAAAGCAGTTCGAGTCAAGTTCCAATCAATGTTTATGTAACAGTTAATCCGGATGGATCAAGCAAAACTGATACCCAAAATGACTCTAAGCAGCTTGGGCAAATGATCGGCAATGCTGTTAGAACGATTATCCGGCAAGAGCAGCGACAAGGCGGTTTATTATCAAAGTAA